CAGCGCCAACTACACGGCCTGGGAAATTGACTGGTACGAGCACACAGACAAGGAGTAGCGTGCCCACACCCGCGCCTGAGCATCCGACCGTCCAGACAGCCGACGCACTGCGGGCCGACCTGCTGCGCAGGGATCGCGCGATGGCGGGCCGCATGGTGCGTCAATACGGCGACATCTACGCCAGGCTACGCACCCAGATTGCGGCGCTGGATGCTGAGATCGCGGCGATGGACAACCCGACACCGGGTCGGGTGGCGCGGCTGGCACGGTTCCGCGCAATCCAGTCACAGATCGAGGCGGAGGTGGGGCGGTTCGGGGCCTGGGCTGAAACGGAGATCACGACAGCCGCACGGCAGGCGGCGCGGGAGGGGTTGGATCATGCGGAGCAGTTGACCCTGGCTGGCATACCGGAGCCGCTCAAGCCGGCGGTGCGTGTGGTCTGGAATCGCCTCCCGGCGGAGGCGCTGGAACAGCTCATGAGTTGGTTGCAGGAAGATTCGCCGATGCGCGCACGGCTGGTCGAGCTGCTGGGGCCGGAAGCCGCAGATCGGGCGGGGAAGATGCTGCTGGATGGCCTGGCGTTTGGGTACAATCCGCGCATGGTGGCTGACCTGATGCGGCAGGCGCTGGGGATGTCGCTCGTCGATGCGCTGCGCCAGGCCCGCACATCGATGCTGTGGGCGTACCGGGCGGCGACGCGCGCAGGATACCAGGCTAACAGCGACCTGGTGATCGGCTGGATCTGGCACGCCGACCTGGGGCCGCGCTGCTGCCTGGCGTGCATTGCGCAGCATGGCAGCCTGCACCCGGTAAGCGAATTGTTGAATGACCACCACAATGGCAGGTGTGCAATGATCCCGGTCACGAAGTCTTGGAAGGACCTAGGTTTCGAGGGCATACCCGACACAAACCCGGACATCAAAAAGGGGCGTGATTGGTTTGCCAGCCTGCCGGCCGACGAACAGCGTAAGCTGTTTCCGTCCGAAGTGCTGTGGAAGGCGTTTCGAGATGGCACCATCGGCTGGGATGACCTGATCGGATCGCACCACGATGCGGTCTACGGCGAGATGTTGAAGCTGCCCAGCGCAAAGGAATTGCTGGGTGACAGATACCGCGAATACCGCGGTTGGAAAAAGGCGGCATAGGTGGCATACGTCAGCATCGTACTACCGACCTACAACCGGGCCGACTGGCTACATGGCGCAATCGAGAGCGTTCTGGCGCAGACGTTTGAAAAGTGGGAGTTGGTCATCGTTGACGACGGCTCGACCGATAACACCCGTTCCTCGTTGAGACAGTACAACGATATGCGGATACGGGTCATCCACCGCGCGCACGAAGGCCAGACGATGACCATTCGGGCTGGCGTCGAAGCCTGCTTGTGGGAGTACGTTGCGTTCCTGTCGAGCGATGACGAGCTGACACCAAACGCCCTGGCGGACTACGTGGCAGCACTGGACGCCGGCGCGGATGTGGTCTACGGTGACACGTGGATCGAATGGCGCGACAGCATCTTCAGCGGGAATGCGGGCAGCCGGAGCCTGGCGAAAGCGGTTGACCACAACCTGCTACCGGCGCGCAACGTCGTGTGGGGCTGCGCATTCCGGCGCAGCGTGTATGACGCCCTGGGCGGGTGGCCGGTCCACTGGCAAATCGCGACGGATTGGGGTTTTTTCCTATCGGCTTACGCGAGCGGATACAAATTTGTGGCGGTGCCGAGCACGACCTACACGTACCGGTATCACGTGGGTGGACAGACGTTCACCCAGCGTCAGCTACAGCTTGACGAGTCGGCTGACGTACAGCGCAAATATCAGGCGGGGCTGCTCGACGTGCGAACGTGGGCGGGTCAGCGTTTTCTGATAGAACACCTCCAGGAGGGGTAAAAATGGCAGACGATGTGGCCCTGGACGGGCAACCGGAAGACGCCGGGCAGGAAACCGGCGAACAGGAGCAGGCACAACCGGACGTGGCGCAACTGCTGAACGAGATCAAGGCACTGCGACGGGAAAACGCCAAGTGGCGTACCCAATTGCGCGGTGTCGAGGAAGCGCAGCAGGCGAAAGCCAGAGCGGAGATGACCGAACTGGAACGATTGCAGGCCGAACTACGCGAAGCGCAGGAAGCACGCACCCGCGCCGAGCAGGACCGGCGGCAGGTCGCCATCCGGTCGCAGGTCGTCACCGCGGCAGCCAAGGCCGGATTCAATGACCCGGAGGATGCCTACCGGATGCTGGACGCGTCTACGCTGGACGTGGACGATAACGGCACCGCAGGCGGTCTGGATGTGGCATTGAAGGACCTACTCAAAACGAAACCATACCTGGCAAAGCAGGCTACACCGGGCACCTACAGCCCGACCAACCCGGCAGGCGGCTCACCACAGGAAAGTGATCAGGCGCGCATGGCGCGAATCTACGGAACTGGTGGAGGCAAGTCCGGCGTGTTCGGCGGGTCCGGTGGCGGCGTAGTCTGGAACACGAAACCGGAGTAACATTATGGCAATCACTCAATACACCAGCATCAGCTCGTTCATCGCGGGAATCTACGAAGACGCGCTGCTGGTGGCACGCGAGAGTGGTCTGATGCCGTCATTGGTGAGCAACTACAACGCCATGGGGCGCATGGTGCGAACGTTCAGCACCCGCCCGGAGGTGTCCTACGAAACGGTTGCAGACGCGGTGGATTACAGTAATCCCACCACGTTCGGCAAATCGTCAGTCGGCACCCTCACCCCTGGCGAGGTCATTGCTCAATTCATCCTCACGGATGCCAACGTCGAATCGGACCCAGACAACGCGCGAAGTCAGGCGGCGCAGGAACTTGGCGAGGCGGCAGCGAAGAAGGTCGATACCGACCTGCTGACCGTGTTTTCAAGTTTCACTGTGGATACCGGTACTGCGAACAGCGCGTTCAGCACCACGATCATGGCGGACGCAATCAGCCGGCTGCGGGCGGTCTACGCCCCATCCGGCGCACTGCGGGCCGTTTTGCACCCGTACCACTGGCACGATGTCTTTCTTGAGACCGGCGTGCCGGCGGCTACCTACGCCAACAAAGACGCGGCAACTTCACAGGCGCTGCGCGATTACTGGATGGCGAACTACCTGGGCGTCCCAGTCTACACCTCGGCCAATATCGCGGTCGACGGCAGTGACGATGCTGTCAGCGGGGTGTTTGCACCGCAGGCCATCGCGCTCGACGTGCGCCGCGCGTACCGGCTGGAGCCGGAGCGTGACGCCAGCCTGCGCGCATGGGAACTCAACGCTACGATGGTCTACGCTTACGGGCTGGGCGAACGCCCGACCTGGGGCGTCAAGATCACCGCTGACGCGACGGCGCCATAAGGGAGGGGATCATGTTTCAGAGTCAAATCGCTTTCCCCGTAACGGTCAACTTGACCGGCGACCTGGCCGACGAGACTTATTCGGTCTGGAAAGCCCCGTTCGCTGGCGAGGTCATTGACCTGTGGGCCGTTGTTGGCGCAACTCTCACGGCGGGGTCAGGCACCGGCCTGGCCATCGTCCTGCAAAACGGCGGGCAGGCGGGAACGTCCACGACCGCCATCGGCACCGTGGGCAGTGGCACCGCGGACGAAGGATGGGTGGCTGACACGGTGCATGCCGGGTCGGTCGGGGTCGCGACGTTCGTCGCTGGGGATGTCCTGTGCGTCAAATACGACGAGACCGGCACGTACAATCCCGCGTGGCTGAACGTCGGCTTCAACGTGCGTTACGGCACGAGCTGACAAGGGTGGGGAGGGTAACACCTCCCCACGTCTCGGCTGATAAGACACATTACGGGGTGGGGGATGATGGCATTTGCACCGGTGTTTGGTCATGCGCTTCCAGCGACGTTCGATCGCCACGCAAAGTCGGGCAATGGGTTGCTCAATGCGCTCATTGCCTACTGGCAAATGGACGAGGCCAGCGGCAACGCGCTCGACGCACACTCCAACGGACTGACTCTAGTAAGCGTCAACTCTGTCGGGAGCGCCGCGGGAAAGGTGTATGGATCAGCGCGGCAGTTCGCCAGAACCAGCAACCAGCGGCTGCGTCGTAGCGGGGACGATGCCCTGCTAAGCGTTGGAGACAGCGATTTCTCCATCG